AAGCTCAACAGGTTTTTTGACTTTGCATGAGTCGCAAGTGAACAAAACTAGCGGCTCGACTTGCTCGACTGGCTTGCTACGTCTTGCAATCGTCGCTTCTTCACATTCGCCTGCCATGTGTTCGATGTCGTATTTTTTGCAGATGTAATACAACGGCGTTTTGCTGATCTGAAAAATGTTAGATAGCTCGGCAATCGTGTGTTTTTTGGCAATCAGTCGGAAAATGTCAATTTCGTCCATTGTTTGAATGGCTTGCACGACTTTCAAAGAGTTTTTGTTTTCAGTTTTCATAATGATCGCCTGTAAATTGTGGCCTGTAGGATATTTTAGTGCCGCTCGCGTACAGGCGAACGCTTACCGCAAAGTAATTAGTTTTGCGTAGCGGCTGAGTAATTGTAGCAGGGTGTGGTTATCAAGTTAGGCCAATTTATTGATATTTTTATTGGGTAGGGGGTACAGGGGATGTCGGGGGTATGTCTCCAGTATATATATCTAAAAATAAAATGAGTTATAAATACCCGCGCACATGGGAAAAGCGGCCTCACCCGACCACACCTACCCCCACCTAAAAACACACAAACAAGCAAAATCAATGACTTATGTTTTTTAGGTAGGGGGTATGGCTTTTTGAGCTGTACCCCCTATTTTTTAGTTTTTATTGTGCTATTATCACCGAGCGGCTAGGCTGATCCCCGAAAAATGAGAGTCATTCACTCATTGCCGCTCTATTTTAGAATGAAAAACCACAGAATGAAGGTTTGCAAAATATGTTTCCTACAGAACTAACTAATTTAAATCAGTGGCTGGTTTGGCGTTTTGAACCAAATGGCGACAAAAAGCCACGAAAAGTACCGTATTATGCAAATGGCACACGCCGCCACGGCAAACAAGGCGACGAGGCCGACAGAGACGCCCTTACAAGCTATGAAAAAGCAAAATCCGCCCTAGAGTACGGCTATCAGGGTTTAGGGTTCGCATTCCTACCTGATGACGGCTTAATCGGTATCGACATCGACGCTAATGCAGACAAAGAACTGGCGGCCAAAATTATCGGCGGCTGCAATTCATACACTGAGCTATCACCAAGCGGCAACGGCTGGCATATATTTGTCAAAGGCGAGACAAAGACGTTTAAGGACAATGATGTAGGTATTGAGGTTTTTTGTTCTAGTCAGTTTTTTACAATGACGGGTGATAAAATACCTGAAAGCCCAGACACCATCGCGCCAATTAGCGACAAACTCATAAACCGATTGCGTGAAATTGTTAAACCTGAAAAACCAAAACCAACACGCACATCACTACCGATTAACGAACGCGCCAAGGTTGAATCGGCACTTGCGTACATTAACGCCGACTGTGGCTATGACGACTGGTATAAAATCGGCATGGCAATTTATAGTGAGTTAGGGGCGGGCGGGTTTAGTGTTTGGGATTATTGGAGCGCAAAAAGTAGCAAGTACTCGCCCAAAGGAATGCAGGAAAAATACGCCAGTTTTGCAGGTAGTGCGGTAAAAGGGGCAACACTTTACGGGATGGCAATAGATAACGGATGGCAACCGCCACGCGACCCGAACTACCGACCAACACAACAGCCAACGCAGCCAAAACCAACACAACAAACAACTACACCAGTTAGCATAGATTTATTTTCACCGTTGGTGGATGTAAACGATAAAGGCAAGCCGTTAGAAACCATTGAAAATCTAGCTGACGTTTGCCGTCGTTTAGGCATTAACATCACATACAACGTAATAAGCAAATCTGTTGACATTTCTATTCCAAACAGCAAATCGACAATTGATAATGAATACAACGCTAATTTAGCAATGTTAAAATCGTGGTGCAAACGGTTCAAAATGCCCACTGACAGCTTAAAAGACTACGTTTTGGCGATTGCTGACAGCAATGTATTTAATCCTGTGCAGGTGTGGATTGAGAGCGTTCCGTGGGATAAAAAACCAAGACTTAATGAGTTTTTTGCCACTGTTTCCGACAAAACAAAAAAAATACTACCCGATGGCCGAAGCCTAAAAGATGTTTTAATTTTTCGCTGGATGTTGTCCGCTGTGGCGGTAGCACTGACTGAAAAACCCATTGCCGCGCAAGGTGTGTTGACGTTTACAGGGAAAGGAAACTTAGGGAAAACAGAGTGGTTCAAAAATCTGCTACCTGAAGAAATACGATTTTTACTTAAAGAAGGGTTAACACTTAATCCTTCTGATAAAGACAGTGTAACAACGTGTATTAGCCATTGGCTATGTGAATTAGGCGAATTAGACGGAACATTTAGACGTGCTGATATTGCACAGTTGAAAGCATTTATCACACGATCACAAGACGATGTTCGACGACCTTACGCCGCAAGCGATAGCAAATATCCGCGACGCACCGTGCTTTTTGCTTCAGTGAATAGTCGCGAGTATTTGCAAGACCCAACGGGAAATAGACGTTTCTGGACGGTCGAGGTTGATAAAATAAATGCCCGTCACGGTATGAATATGCAGCAAGTTTGGGCGGAGGTCGCCTATTTTTATCGCGATTTAGGTCAAAAATGGTTTTTAGAACCCGACGAAATGGACGCATTAAACGACCATAACGACGATTTTATGTCAATAAATCCAACCCATGAAAAAATAGATACGGCTTTCGAGTGGGAGCAAAGCCCTGTTTTTTGGACGCGTCCCTGCACCGCCACCGAAATAGCGGAATTGTCAGGGGTTGAACGCATAACGCAGCGAGAGACTAACGAAGCGTCTAGCTATGTGCAACAACGCTACGCAGTACAAACAAAACGGATAGGCGCGAATAAAAACAAACGCTGGATGATGCCCCCTTTGACGTTTGAGGCAGAGCAAGCACTGGCAAAACGGAGTTTCAAAAAATGATTGAATGTAATCATATCGGAAACCGAGTTTATACAAAGCGCATATTTCAAAATTTAACCACACATTATTGTGTACAGTGTCTAAAATGCGGACAAATCGTGCGCCAAAATAATAAACTATGGTTAAAAATAGAGGATATACCGCCAACAAAAACTATCCATATTTTTGACGAGTTTTTATTAGAGAATGGGGGAAACAAATGATTACCCTCCGAGACTATCAAAAAAACGCGGTCGATTCTATTCGTCAGTCATACGCGCAACAACGCCGCGCCCCTTTGCTAGTCCTTCCCACTGGCGGCGGCAAAACAACAATTTTTGCTTATGTCACTCAACAAGCTGCAAGTAAAGGTAAGTGTGTTTTTTTACTCTGCCACCGTGCCGAGCTAGTGAAGCAAATCAGCACTACCCTTGCAAATTTTGGTTGTCATCACCAAGTGATTGCGCCTCATGCGATTGTAAACCAATGCCGAAATAGCCAGTTTTTAGAATTAGGTGAATCGTTTATTGCGCCGTGTCGCGTATATGTTGCGAGTGTGCAAACACTGGTAAAACGGATGGATAAAATAATACACACGCCCGATATTATTGTGATTGATGAAGCTCACCATTTAACACAAGGCAGCACATGGGGAAAAGTTATTGACGCATACCCGAAAGCGCGATTGTTGCCAGTTACCGCCACCCCTTGCCGATTAGATGGCAAAGGCTTAGGTGTTGATGATGGCGGATATGCCGACGATATTATTATTGGGCAAACAATGGGTAATTTAATCGCAAATAAATACCTCAGCGAATATCGTATTTTTTGCCCACCCAATGCGCTGGATTTATCAAACGTTAAGACGCGCATGGGGGACTACTCAAAAGACGACCTAGCGGAAGCGATGGACAAGCCAACAATCACTGGTGACGCTGTTAAACATTATCGCAAATTATGCAATAATCGCCGCGCCGTGGTGTTTTGCGTGACCGTAGCTCATGCTGAACACGTCAGAGACTCATTTAACGTCGCAGGAATAGCATCAGAATCGCTAGACGGTACATTAGATCCAAATGAGAGAGACGCACGGATAAAACGCTTTGAGAGCGGCTTGACGCTTGTTTTAACATCGTGCGATGTTGTTAGCGAGGGCTTTGATTTACCAAGTATTGAGTGCGCGATACTTTTACGCCCAACAAAATCGCTGTCATTATATTTGCAGCAGGTGGGTCGGGCGTTGCGAGTAACAAAAGACAAAACAGAGGCTATTATTTTAGACCATGTTGGCGCAGCCATGCGCCACGGATTGCCCGATACAGACCGCGAATGGACACTAGAAGGACGTAAGAAAAAAACACGCAAAAACGACAATGACGAACCAGATGTTAATATCAAAACCTGCCCGAGTTGTTATGCTGTGCATGACAGCAAATTAAAACAATGCCCAAACTGTAGCCACGTTTATGTTGTGCTAAAAACACAAATTGAGGTAACTGACGGTGAGTTGGTTGAACTTGACAAATCACAGGTGATTTTTCAACGAAAAACAGAGGTTAGAAACGCGCGTGATTTTGATTCATTAGTAGCACTTGGGCGATCACGTCAGTATAAATATCCCGAACAGTGGGCAGCTAAACAACTAGAAATCAGAGATCAATATGCGAAACGAAGAAACGAATATTCAAAATAGAATTATGCTTGAATTGTCAGCACAAGGGGCGATGGTTTGGCGAAACCAAACTGGAAAATTTAGGAGCATGAATGACCCTAATCGCATTGTGAGTGTTGGCCAAGTTGGCAGTGCTGATATTTTCGCGTGTGTCCCGACATTGATAACACTAGATATGGTCGGAAAAACAGTGGGTTTGTGTGTTGCTGTTGAAGTAAAAACAGAATCAGGAAAGCAGCGACCCGACCAAAAATCATGGCAAGATGCGTTTGAAAAACACGGAGGCCGTTATATTTTGGCGCGTAGTGTTCATGACCTGTCATTTTAGGCCACCACACATAACGTAATTTTTTAGCTATTGATAATTGTGTTTTGATAGTTTTTTGCTATGTTTAATGAGTGTACATGACTATGTTGATATGTTTATTTTTTAACTTTTATTAAACATGAGACAATAAAAAACCCTCATTTCGAGGGTTTGTTTTTAGCGTTTACCGCGCTTTATTTCGACAATTTCCTGGCAATCAACACAACGGGTAATGCCTTTGGCAAACTGACGGCGAGCCAGTGGGATTTCTAAACCACAATCAACGCACTCTTTGAATGAGTCGAAAGTAGGCTTGTTTAATTCGCGCAGGGCTAAGGTGTGCGCGACAACATCGAAGATATCCAAAACGTGCTTGATGAGTTCTTTCTTGACACAGAAGAAGGGTTCATCCATGAGCGGTGCGAACGCGAAATAAAAGCAATGAATGATAAGTCTGGCAAGGCTAAATTATCAGCACAAAAAAGATGGTCAAAAACTGATAATGCGAACGCAATGCCAGAACCATGCGAAGGCAATGCGAACGCATCAAATAATCATGCGAACGCATCAAAAACAGATGCGAACGCAATGCGTGACGAATGCGAAGGCAATGCTCCCAATCCCAATCCCAATCCCAATCCCAATCCCAATATAAATAATAAAAATAACGCGAGCGAAGATTTTCAAAAAAAGGAAATAAAAGAATCTAGTTTGTACGTTGCACCTACTCGCCGTAATTATTGCTTGTTCGTTGGCTGGAAACCTGAACCTGACACATGGGCAATAAAACTTAAAGCATCATCGTACAGAGTTAAGCCTGAACAGTTTACCGATTACATCATTGCTGAGTTTGTGCGTAAAAATATTGGCGAAGAAGAAAAAACAGAACACAAATGGCAGGATTATTTAATCGAAGCGGTGATTCGTGGTTACATCAAGCCCGAAGGAAAAGAATCAAAACCTACTAATCAACCTGAGCCTGCGATTGATTACACAAAACCGCAGAATTTAATTAAGCCCATTATTTACGAATACGACCCAGAAGAAAGAGCGCGTCAAAGTGCCGAGATGAAACGTATTCGCAAGGAGCAAGGAAGATGAGCGACTTTGAAGAACAAAAAATCCCACATTCATTAACACTTGAGCAAGCGGTTCTCACTGGCGCGATGTTTGACGGGACTGGTTGGGACGAAATTAGCGATATTCTTGCCGAAGATGATTTTTTTAGCGCACCACACCGCTACATTTTTCGTGCAATTAAAAACATGTACGGCACTAATCAAGCCGTTGATGCGGAGTTAGTTCACCAATGGTTATTACTTAACAACCTGAGCGAGAAGGCAGGCGGCATCGAGTACATGGGGCGATTGATGCGTGACAGCCCAATGACCACTTGCAACCTGAGAGTGTACGGCACGAAAGTTCGTGAGTTTTCTATCGAGCGCAAGCTGTTGGCCGTCACTGAAAAAATCAAAGACGGGATTTTAAATAAGACAGGGCAAACAACTGCCGAGATTTTAGATTCTGCCGAGTCTGAAATTATGGCCATTTCTAGCCACAAGTCAGGCGTTGGCAGTGAAATACCTATCCATGATGGCCTTGCCGTGTTTAATGAGGTTTTTGACCGCATGAGTACGGCACTTGACCGCAAAGAAGGCGAGTTATCAGGAGTTGATTCAGGCATCAAAGAAGTGAACGTGTACACCGATGGCTTTCAAAAACAGGATTTGATTTTTATCGGTGCGCGTCCATCCATGGGCAAAACAACACTTGGGATGAACTTTGCTGAGGCTGCATTGTTTGCACAAGATTTGCCTGTTGTCGTGTTCTCGATGGAGTCGCCAAAGTATCAAATTGGCCAACGATTATTGGCGGCTCGTTCTAGTGTGCCAATGTCGAAAATCGTTCGCGGTGTTTTTATTGGTAATGAGTTTTCACGGATTAACAAAGCATTAAGCGAAATTAAAGGCCGTAAATTTGTTATTTGCGATAAAGGCTCATTGTCTCCTTCTGATATGCGTTCCGTGTTGCGTCGAGTTGAGCGCGAACATGGAGGCGTTGGCTTCATCATGGCTGACTACGTTCAAAAAATGAAGCTAAAGGGCAATCACAAACTAAACAGAAACGACGAATTAACCGACATTAGCGGAGAATTGAAAAACATCGCTAAGGATTACAACTGCCCATTTATCGTGTTGGCGCAATTATCAAAAGAGTGCGAACGCCGACCAGATAAGCGTCCGATGATGAGTGACTTGCGAGACTGTGGCGGATTAGAACAGGATGCGGACTCAATTATCATGCTTTACCGAAATGAGGTTTATCACGAAGGAAAAGACGCAGGGCTTGCCGAGTTAATTTTTAGAAAAAACAGAAACGGCCAAACAGGAACGATTAGAACGGCGTTTGATGGTGCAACATTTAGATTTAGTGATATTCAACACGGTGATTATGATGAGGAATGACGACATGAGCGAAACAATGAAAATAGGAAAAGATTACGTCGATTTCTATAAAAACGGCCATACGTTTTATGAGTTAAGTTTAATCAGTGTAAGACCTGATAACTTAGAAATGCAGATAGAACACATGGAGCAAAAACGATGGTTCACGCAGCAAATGGCAGTTGATTTTCGTCAAGCATTAACTCGATGGGTTAATTTTGGCAATGCTTTGAAAGAGGTGGTAGCATGAAAACCGAAAACAAAAACTCTTTGAAAGTAGTGCAAGTAATTCAAGCAATGGACGAAATCGACATTTTCAGACTGATTGCGAAGAAGCGCACGATTGCTGAGTTGTGCAAATTGTTCAACGTCAGCAAGACGCCGATGTATGAGATTTGCAGGAAGTACGACATCGAACACATGGCAGGCGAATGTGAAGAACAGGCCATTGCAAGACGTAGCAAGCCAGTTGAAAGGGTCGAGCCGCTAGTTTTGTTCACTTGCGACTCATGCGGGGAAAAGAAAAACGTCATGGTTGAGTCTGAAAAAATGGGTACTTGTACTAAGTGCCTGAGAAATCAGATCAGGAGTCGAGTGTGAGCGACCCAGCCATGACACTACTAAACCACGTCATGTCATGCGCCTACTGTTACCCAAAATCAGAAAAATTCTGCTTGGAAGGCTCAAAACTACACAAAGCGAGCAATCCAAGTGTCGATACAAAATTAGTGAGAGTTAAGAAATGAGCGATAAAGGCCAGTCAAATAACAAAGATGTACAAACGGGTTCAAACATCGTTACAGGCGCGGTATTGGGCGAATTGGAGCGACTGAAAGAGGATTTAGACCGATTACACAGGGAGCGAGACGCATTTTCTCGTCAGTGTTCGGTTATGGCTGAGGAAAATCAGCAGTGGGAGCAAGACAGCAAGCGGTTGACATGGATGATTCAGAACTATGGCCGAGTGCATTTCGAGTTTAACGCTAATTGCTATGTCACTTTTATTCACAAAAACGAGTTTAAGGCGACATTGGGCAGTGATGACACGCGGGTTGAGATTGATCGGGCTATGGAGATGTGCAAATGAACGATGCAGTCAATAATCCAAAGCATTATACGAGTCATCCGTCAGGGCTTGAATGTATCGAATTAAGCCGACATTTGGATTTTAATCGTGGGAACGCGCTTAAATATATTTGGCGTGCAGAACTGAAAGAGAATAAAAATCAGGATATTGAAAAAGCAAAATGGTATTTATTAGACGAGTTTAACAATATGAAAAACGCTAAATATAAAAAGCGCGTTGTTAAGCAACTTGATATACTGCTTTTTAGTTTATCGCAGTTTGAAACACCAGAAAGAATGTCTATTATTCATCATATTATTTATGGCGATTGGAAATTACTAAAAGTCACGGCGTATTTATTATGAGAAAACAGAAACCAAAGGGTAAAGGTGTTCCAGCTCCAAGCGATAAACACTTTTTAGAGTATGACGCTGCAATCTTTGAAAATGAAGGTTTTAAGATACTTAATGGTCGTGTCAGTCAGTTAGCAATGCAGCCGCGATACTGGTGTGTCACCGTTAAAGTTCTTACGGAGAATTATGACGGCACAGGTCAAATTAAGGACGAGTTTAATGTTAAGACAAAGACGAGATACATGCTTTCTGATTTACGCGACTATATTAAAAAACTTGTGCTTGATAAAGAAGATTACGCGCCAGTTTGTACTCAATGTTTGGTAACTGCGCGGGTGATGATGTAATGAATGAATCTATTTTAGAGCGTGTTAATAAATGCAAGCGCACGTTCATGCTTTCTGAGTTAGTCGATTTGCAAAGGGTTCAATCTGTCGGAATGGTCAGTGATTATAATTTTCGCGTGACGCTAGTGAGTGGTGTCGAGGCGTTTGGCAAGCCTGAGCAGTACAAAGAGTTTTTAGAAAAATACATGAGCTACTTGGAGTCTTCCATTATTCCCCCTTGTTTATTTTCTGTATGACGGCCAATCAAGCAAAAAAGCCTTGCCGCCACCTTCGCGCATTCTGTCAAAAACACGCTCGCCCAAGTACAGTTTGCACTCATCAATTGACAGGTTTGACAGGATGATAGTTGGCCGTACATTTTCATAACGCGAGTTGATAACGTCAAATATGATGTTTTTCTCATAATCTGAACCCGTCTGCACTCCAACCTCATCAAGAATTAACAAGTCGCAAGTTTCATAAACCGCTAAAACCTGCTTTTCTGAAAACTGGCTTTCTTTGTGGTAAGTATCTTTGACTGCCCGAAGCATTCTTGACGCACTGGTGAAAACAGCACTTCGGCCTTGCTTCATAATTCCCAAAGCGATGCCGATAGATAAATGCGTCTTTCCTGTGCCTGGCAGACCAAGCATCAAAAACGATAACCCTGTTTTTTTATGCTCGTTAAAGTTTTCAGCGTATTCTGTGCAAAACTTCAAAACACGCACTTGCTTATCGTTCTTGTCGTCAGCTTGGTAAGTTGACAATGTGCGAGTTATGAAACGCTCAGGAATGCCAGCATTACCAATTTTTTCCTTCCACTGTCTGCGTTCTTCTTCGCGTTTTCGCTCTTGCTCTTTAGCTTCGGCAGCATCAGACCTCAATTTCATGCATTTAGTACAACCAAGCCAAATACTACGAACGTAGCAAATGTTTTTGTATTCGCCGTGAGTCTGGCAAGTGTCTATTCTTTCTAGTGGCGGATTATGAAAACCCATATCATTTACACTGCTACCAATAGTTTGCATATTCATTTCAAAAGCTCCCATCTTCGTTAATGCCCTTGCTGTAATCTTTGTTAGCAAAATCGTCTGGTTTAGGTGTTTTACGGTTTGACTGTTCGCAAGTTTGAATATCATCTTCCCATCGGCGACCGTTTAACCACGTTGCAGGATGAGGGATGAATCCAGTCTTGAAGTATGGCTTCTGTTTTTTCAAAGCGGTCATCATTAGGTTGAATAATGAATCACTAGGCTTTAATTTTTGCCACGCTTTTATTGCTGCCTGCTTTGCTGTCTTGTTTGGATACTCACTCCAAAACGATTCAAAATAATCTTGCTCTTGCTCTTGCTCTTGCTCTTGCTCTTGCTCTTGGCTTCGAAGGGTATCCGAAGGGGCTTGCAAGGGGCTTATATTTCCTCTTTGTTTTTTCATGTGAAAAATAGAAGCGTATTTTTCGTAAAACTCTTGGAAATAAAGGCTTTCAGGCAATCTGTCATATTCATTTTGAATGCCAATACAACGGTTATCAGTGGCTTTCAATTCGCCTATTTGATGAATAGCCATCTCGACAACCCATACCATCTCATTTTCTTCATCATATCGGCAAAAACCAGCTTCGATGCACCTTTGAAGCCCCTTTGAAGCCCCTTGCATTGTTAATCCTGTCTCATGCGAAATGAATATTTTTGGCAAATAATATAGGCCAATCATATTAGCGTGCGGAGTTGTTAAAAGATAAAATGCAACTATCTGCGCCTCTTGATGTCCACGCAGCTTTTTGCCAGTTGAACCAAGCCAGAATTGAGGCAGTATTTTTGAGTATTCACGCATTGAAATACTCCGAATCTGTAACATAGAATCCAAATTCGAAATATTCGTCATCTACGTCTTGACGGTGAATAAGTCCGTTTTTAGCTAATTCTTCGAACAACAAGAACATGTCGCAGTCATCATACGGAAGTATTTCCGCTTTTATTCTTCTAAAACTGTTTACGTTTATTTCATCGCAATTGTATTTATACAAAAGGCCAATAAACAAAACACGCGCCAGCGGCGAACATAAAGACAAATCATCATCAAGCAAAACTTTACTAATACTAATCATTTTCTAAATTCCAATAAAAAACCCCTAAATTTGTACTGTGGTCGAACTCCCTTTTCGCGCCGAATCGTCAGGCAGGAAACGCTAAAGGGACACAGTACAGATTTAGAGGCTCTGTTGGCCTGACGATTCAATTGTCACTGATTCGGGTTTCGACACCTAGCCAGTGACTCAATTATAATACAATGCGGCGGTTGTGGGTAGTTAAAGTGAGTCGGACAGCAATTTAAAATACTGTTTTTGAGTGTCGTTATCTGACAACTCTAGCCGGGCCAGTATCATTTTAAGCGTCTTTTTATTCTTAACGCTGACCTTATCGGCATAGTGGATTAACACCTTTTTAGCCTGTGCGTAACTGTTTAAGTG